GGTTCTTCTTCGCAAGTTCAATGACCCGTTCTATCCACTTGACCAAGACATCATGGGTTGGCGACTTGCCTCCACCCTTGGGGCCGAGGACTGAACCAATCCCCTCCAAAGCGGTTTGGTCGATGCCTTTCATCGAACCGCTGCCGAACTTGCCTACTGGTTGCCCATTGGCGAGGATGATTGTTTCCATACGGGTAAATGTCCCCCGTGCCGGATAGTGTCTATCTGCGTCTCGCCCGCTCCGCTTCCATCCGTTCTGCCTCCAAAATATCGTGAATCAGCAAGGCATAGTTCAGGAACTCCACCGCCTTCATTGCGAAGATGGCATCGAATTTAAGTACGTCCTTGTTAGCCATTCGCCAAACGACCATTAGCCAACCGTACCCGGCAAGCGGGCTTACGTCAACTCCCCTGCCTTCGTCATCAGGTGCTTGGAATAGTCGCTCAAAACTTTCAAGTAGGATTCTGAACTTAGCAAAAAAAAACTGACAACGCCCCAAACGTCGCCCACCTTGGCGTGTTTCTTCATCAACTCGGCTCTTTCCGCATGGGCAGCCCCGTCGTACTTTTTCGGGAAGAATCCGAATAGACCGCCTTCCCTGCACAGGGTCGCCATGATTCGGTGTAGGTTTTGCAACAACTGCTTCTCGTCCGTGGTGTTTGCGTCCATGAGTTCAATCAACTGCCCAGCGGTTAACTCATCCGTGAACACCGTCGGGATCCACCACTTGCCCCCGGCTTTGAACTTTCGCTTGTACCCAAGGGCAGGCAATGCGTTCCACTCGCTGATAATAGCCTTGTAACGCTTTAGGACGCTCTTGGCGGGCATTTCTCTCACGAACGATATATCCACCCCCTCAACGATTGCAACGACTCCTGCGCGCTTGTCGTAGTCCCCAAGGACGCTGCTGAACTCAATGGCTCCGATGCGCTGGAACTGGTCGATGGTGAGGTCTTGGAGTTTCATAACTTGACAATCCAAGAGGTGTCGGTGAAGTACTGCAAGGGTTCACCGAGGCAGTCCATGACCGCCTTTAGAACTTCGGGCATATAGGAGTCGTGGCCCGCAATGTAACCGCCCGGCTTGACCTTGGGCTTCCAAGCGTTGATGTCTGCAAGGACCGAATCGTAGGAATGGTCAGCGTCAATGTAAACAAAGTCAAGGGATCCATCGGCATACTGCTTGGACGCTTCGATGCTTGTTGCTTTGACCTTGGCTATGTTGGGGTAATTCAAGTGCATTAGGTCGAACATCTGCTCGGCTGGCATCGTGCCACCGAAGTCCCACGTATCAACGCAATGCAACTCTTCGCAATGCAGGGCAATGACCTGACTGCTCACCCCCGAAAACGAACCGACCTCCACGCACTTGTCCGTTGGCTTGAGGTACTTTTGGCAAAGGTCAATGAGGCCGTCCACCCGGTTGTTGCCCGAATGGTAGTCAATGGACATGAAATACATCCGTGGGGTGTTGCGGAGAGCGTCAAGTTGTTTCATCGCTTAAAGATGGTTTTTATATCCCTGCTTCCGTGCTTGTAGTTGTTAGTCAAGTGAAAGACCTTGCAATGGTCCGCAAGTTCGCCCTGCTCCGTGAACTCCAGCATCGGCTTTAGATTCAATGACCATATCGGGAAGGACGCAAGGCTTTCCCGGTAAAGGCCGTTATTGGGAATGTGGTCAAGTTCGCCCGGATTACGGGTCAGTACCTCTTTCAGCCTCTTGACGCTGAACATCCAAAAAGCGTGGTAGTTGATGTAATAAGGCAGGCTCACATAGTCCTTGCCGTTCCATTCACACCACACCGAGCCGGGCAGGTCTTGGTTAATGTCGGGAGTGCATTCCCCTTCCTTGTCGTCGTAGGTTTCAATGCGAGTGAAGGATGGGTACAAGCCATCGGCAAACATCGAATCGAACCGCTCCGTGAAGTTTACGAAGCCCTCCTTGGGCAGCATCATGTCGTCCTCAAAGTAGGCCACCCAGTCAAAGTATTTGTAGGTTTCCTTGATTCGAGTGCGGTGTACTGCGGTCAGCATCCAAGGGTGCGAGAGTTGCGTATGAGCGTGGACTGTTACGGGTTGGCCCGCAAGCAGCCCCACGACTTCGGGGTCGTTGGTGTCAACAAAGATGTCTGCCTGCACGGGGTAGGACTTGATAGCCTCAATGACCCGGATGAGGTTTGGTATCCTTTCGGGGTTGTGGTGGTAGGCGATGTTGGCGAGTAACCTCATGGCTTCAAGATGTACCAAGAATCGTTTTGTGGTTCTTCGCTTGGCGTGAATGATTTTCCAAATTCCTCAAGGGCTTGGGCTACCCCCGAAAGGGAACGGTCATGTCCGCATAGCACACCGCCCGGTTTGACCTTGGCCCAATAGTTGGTGATGTCGTGCAAGGCCCATTTGTAGGAATGGTCCCCGTCGATGTAAATGAAGTCAAAGGATTCATCGGCAATAAACTCCAACGCCTTGTCCGAAAAGTGCTTAATAATGTTGACACGGTCAACGTAGGGCTTCAATCGCTCAAAGGCGATGTATTCGTGGCCCTTCATTGTGTTTCCATCAATAAAGCCCCACCAATCTTGATAACCCTCGAACGGGTCAATTAGCGTGATGTGCAGGTTCGGGAATTTGTCAAGCAGCCTCACGGAGTTGTGGGCTTCCCATACGCCTATCTCGATTCCCGTGATAGGTCGGTCGGTGGGGATGTGTTGATACATGGTTAGAAGGTTATGACAAAGCGTTCAGGTGAAGGCCAGCCGGGGTTGGAATCAAAGACCTTGGTTTCGGGTTTCTTTCCTATCCAATGCTCGGCTTGGAATCGGTGGTCCCTTGCAGGCTCACCGAGTTCTTTGATGTGGGAGGATTTGGCCCACCAAAAGTTGCCCCCGAAGTATGGGTAGCCTTCGGGGTTGTTGTGGTCAGCCATGTGGGGGAATTGTTCTTTTGTAATCCAATGGCAGCCGACTGCATCCACTCCTTCCAGCAGTTGCAGGCAGCGTTCCCATGCAACCACGTTGAAGAATAGCATCGACCTCCCCCAAAGTTGGGTGGTCAAGGATGGATTCGCAGCCCCCTTCGTGTGGGCGTACAGGTACACGGCTTCCTCTTCCTGACTTGCCCGGTACATCTCGGTCAGCGTCGCCTGTTCCCAAGCGTTGGTCCGGGTAACGACTACCTTGACCTTATCGGCCACCATCGAGCCTTCCAACACCTCCTTGACCGCTTTGCGTTGTTCGGGTGGACCGACGATGCCGACACGGATTTCGTCCAAGACGTTGATAAGCCCGTAGTTGCAGACCGCCATCATGTGCTGGTTTAGGATTAACTGCCAATTCCCTCCGCAGTAGATGTGGTAGTAGTGGATGACTTTCATAAGGTCCAAAGGAGGGCTAGAAGGGTGAGGATAAAGAAAATGGCTGCAAGCGTCTTGCCGATTTCGATGAGCAGGTCAATGATGCGTTCGGTGTTCATGGGGCAAAGTTACACCACAACATACTTCCCCGAGTTACTGACCCTTAACTTGTTAAGGGCCACATATCGCATAGCATCGCAGGCGTGGTTGAAGGAGTCGATAGGGACCCCCGTGTTCTTGCCCTCTTTGTCGGTCGCCCAAGTGTAGGACCGCAGTTCCTTGATCAGGTTGATGGAATCCTTGGTCACCTGCAATTTGAAGCGTTTCAGGATGTCGATGCCGTTCCGAACCGAGTCGGGGCCTTTCTCCGCTGGCTTGATGTTGAAGCCAAGACGATAGATTTCCTCGATGCTCTTGGGTTCTGCTGAATCTGCAACGATTTCCCAAGCCCTTGTGATGCCCAGCGACCGCAACTTGTCTGCGATGTCTTGGTTGGTCAGGCCCGTGGAGTAGAGCAGTTCTTGAATGAGCAGGCAGTCCCCTTGGCGGTAGATAGCGACCAAGGCCGTAGGGTCGTTGCTAAAGCCCCAGTCAAGCCCAAGGGCGACGAATTTCGCACGGCTGACATCTATACCCTCCACCACCTCGAAGTCCTCGTATATCGCTCCCTGAAGCGTCCCGACCTGACCAAGGCCGTAGACCTTGTACCAGTTCGCCCAATACTCCGAAGTTTCAGCCTTGACCCGTGCTTTCTCGATGAAGTCCCTTGCACTTTTGGGGCAGGCTTCGTTGTCCTTGTAGGTTAGAATGAGGAAGTCCACGTCCTCGTCGTGCATCAGTTCGGAATGGAACCAAAACTCATTGACCGGGTTCCAGTCAAGGATAACCGATTGCTTGGTCCGTGCTGCCAGTTCCGTGTAAGCGTGGAAGGAAAGGTTGTTGGCCTCGTTCATGTAGAGCCTGTCCCTTCTTGCACCCCTCAACTTGGAATCATCGTCAGCCGAAAAGAACTCGATGTATGAGCCGTTAGCGAACTTGTACCGAAAGTCGGTGGCGTTCCATCGGGCAGCATTGAACCGCCCAGTAACGGTCATAATCTTCATGAAGTCCCTCATGGCCCCACGCTTGAGGTGTGGGATGGATTCGGCTACAACGCTCGTTTCCGTGTAGGGATTCTTAGTGCAATAGTCAATCTCAACGGCAAGGATGGAATACGTCTTGGATGCAGACGAACCGCCTTGTACCCCTTTGACGAACCGCTTTAACTCACGGACCTTATTTACGGCCGTGGTTCGGATGAACTTCTCCTGCTCTTTTACTGGCATCAGTCATTGTCAGGGAATAGGGGCTGCTCGATGTGGACCGTGTTCTCTTGGCGTTCCACGAGGTTGTTGAGGCGTTGAGTGATGGATGGGTTGTAGATGCCAGCCATGCCTCCCTTGATTTGGTCGGCTCGGATGCTTTTCTTTATACGTGAGCAGACCTCCGAAAACATTTCGTACCTGTTGTCTTTGTTGGTAAAATACTCATCTGCACCGCTCCTGACACCCTTATCCCAAAGATGCAGAGCAAAGCCCTCCATCGTCAATGGAGCCTCCTTTTCACGATAGACCTCTATTGCTTTTGGCCCAACCCAATCTTTTACGAGGATAGGTTGTGCCTTCGTCTTGGTGCAATACTGCACGAATTCCTCCCAAAGTTGTTCAGGGGTTTCAAAAGAACGGGGTCGGCCTGTCATCAGTATTCGATTTTGTCGATTAGGTCGCTAATCTTGTTTACGATTTTCATTTTCACTTCGTACTGGTTCGGGGCATTGGAATCGTCCACCGCTCCGATGCAGTCGCAGAGGGTGGTGATGACCATCATGAGCGAGTCCATCCGAGCCTGCACTTGGGCTTCGTCATCCTTCGCCTTCAAGTTCCCCAAGTTCTCGGAGTTTATTTCTGCTCCACGATAATGCTGACTTGCCACCCCACAGGAGGTAGGAGATGTAACCGCAGTCCGAGGTATCGTCTGCGTTGTCGTAGTAGGTTTCTGCCCTTGACAGGTAGGAGTGCATCCGCTTGATGGTTTCAAGGGAAATTGCTTCCCCGTTGGCTAACTGCTGCGCCCGGACCTTGCCCGTCTGCGTGGCACACTTGTTCCCGTTCCTTTCGTTGAGTTCAATCCCTCGCTTGGCATTGGAGCGAATCTCTTGACCGTAATCGGAGTACGACTCGAACTGCTGCCTCTTGTGATTCTCCCACGTTGAGCCGCAAACGGCCAATCTTTGAGCCGTATCAGGGAACTCCGTGGTCGTTGAGTTGTTGGACATACAACGACCGATGAAGCCTTCTCTTGACTCGTTATTGTTCGGGATTGGCAGGGGCATTGCTTAGTGGGATTGTAACGGTGTTTTGATTGACTTCGAGGAACAAGTCCGCTTGCATGTAAATGTATTGAAGGGCTGATTTTACGCAGTCAGCACACCACCAATTTGTGGGCGGTCGCCCGTGAGCGGTCAGGATGGCTTGCAGTTCCCCAACCGCATCGGGTGGGAGTCGCATGGTTAGCGATGCGATGTATTGGTCCCAGTACTTCCTGTGCTTTTGGGCCACGATGAACTCGTCGGTTGTCATTTGAAGGTCCATTCCCGGATGATTATTGCGGTGGCAGATGAGGCAAGGCCGAGGATAGGAGCCAAGTACCATTGGCAGGTCGGCAGGGTCAGCAAGACCCCAAGCCAAAACCCAAAGCAGGTCATGCACGAAAACGGCTTCCGCTTGGCAAATGGCAGAGCGTAGAACCACGAAGGCAGGACCCGGAACTCCACGACCGCAAGTGTCGCCAAGGCGCTAATCAGGATGGGATAGACCAGTATATCCATTGGCTTCGATTGCGGTTTTGATTTTGGCCTTGGCCTGCTCGATGGAGTAAATGATGGACCTGTACGGGATGCCCGTTTCACGGCTCATAGCCTTCATGTTCCCGGTCTGCATCAGCAGGTTCAGCAGTTCCTTGTCGTACGGGAAGGCCCCATCCTTGGCCCAAGAGTCCATCTCTTGCTGGGCAATGGCCCAAAGGTCGTCAAGCAGGGAGTCGTAGTCCTTGCTTAGTTCTTGGGTTTCGGGGTCCACTTCGACCCTCTCGTCGTGGTGTCGGTACTTCTTGGCGAATTGATTATTGTTGCCCCGGTACAGGTTCATGATAAGCCGAACGATGTAAAAACGCAGGTAGCCTTGGACCTGCATCTTGGTGATTTTGTCGGGGTCTTTTTCAAGCAGAATCAGGACGACCTCTTGTTCGAGGTCCTTCCAAAGCGGATTGCCCCCCGTGATGGTGAGGCAAGCCCTGCGGATTTCACCGCTGCGATAAAGGTCAAGGATGGTAGCCTCTGCGTTCACTCACGCAAAGATGGAGGGGGTTCTCGCTAATGTTGCAAAAAATCCCGTGTCCTGTTTAAAACCTGTGTACGAAGGAATTTAATGTCCGGCCTTGCCCTCATGTTTTTGGCAAGGATTTCGAGGTTGTGCATCACGGTG